TAATTGGATTGGTGTTGAAATTGCTGATGGTTTTATTAATGACCTAGAAGATAGACAAAAAGAAATAACTAATGGCCCAAGTAATTTTGCTGAGGTAGATTTTATCATGGAAGATATTCGTGATTATAATTTTAATAATTGTTCATTAGTTACATCTATTTTTACTTTACAATTCATGCCAAAGAAAGATAGAAGAGAAGTCATTAGTAATATCTATGGTGGATTAAATGAGGGTGGTGCTTTTATATTCTCTGAGAAGACTGTATGTGAAAGTGCACTAGTACAAGATATGATTACATTTAACTACTATGATTATAAGAGAAAGTCTTTTACTACAGATGATATTATGGATAAAGAAAGAACATTAAGAAATATGATGAAACCTAATACTTGGGAAGAAATCATAGATATGCTTTCATATGCAGGGTTCAAAGACATTCAACCATTTTGGCGTAACCATGCATTCGTTGGTGCGTTAGCAATTAAATAGGAAAAGAAATGAAAATATTATTAAAAAGTGAAACTAAAAAATGGTATGAGGAAATTGGCGATGATGGTGTTCGCCGTATTCGTGTTGAAACTTCTATAAAAACACATTTTGCAGAAAACACACCTATAGGGTTAAATCACGAGCCAATTGGCGTACCTAATTCAACAACTAATGTGGAGTATATATAAATGTATAAATCAGATAACCAAGGTAAAATTCTACAGCAGTATGTTCGTTTCGTGGACACGGTAAGTAGTGATTCAACAAGAGATACTGATGATATGGTTGATTGTATTGGTATCATGGAAGAGCAGGGTATGAATGTATCCAGACTCATAACTGCATCTATTGGCCTTTCTGGTGAGGTGGGCGAATTTAACGATATTGTGAAGAAGGTTATGTTTCAAGGTAAAGAGGTTAATGAAGACACAATTCGACATTTGCGTTCTGAACTAGGAGATATTTGTTGGTACATGGCACAAGCCTGTATGGCTCTAGATACTTCCTTTGAAGAAGTAATAGATATGAATATAGCAAAACTATCGGATCGCTATCCAGGCGGGTTTGATGCATTGCGTTCAGCAAGTAGAAAAGAAGGTGACATATAATGAATGATTTTTTAAAAGATATTATCAAAACAACAGGTAATGAATATGCCGCACTAGTGAGTGACGGTGTTGAGGCAGGTGATTGCGATTCCTTTATTGACACTGGGAGCTACGTTTTCAATGCTCTTTTAAGTGGTAGTATTTATGGTGGTCTTGCAGCAAACAAGATTACCGCAATTGCTGGTGAGTCGGCGACAGGGAAAACTTTTTTCCTTATGGGTATGGTTAAAAGTTTTCTAGATGAAAATCCAGACGCTGGTGTTCTATACTTTGAATCTGAAAGTGCTATTACAAAACAGATGGTAGTTGACAGGGGTATTGATCCTACACGAATGGTTATCATTCCAGTAACAACTGTGCAAGAGTTTCGTACACAAGCAATTAAGATATTAGATACCTATCTTACAAAGAAAGAATCAGATCGTAAACCGATTATGTTGTGTCTGGATTCGTTGGGTATGTTGTCTACTACCAAAGAAGTTGAAGACACTACTGACGGTAAAGAAACTAGAGATATGACACGAGCTCAAGTACTAAAGGCTGCATTTCGTGTATTGACTTTAAAACTTGGTCGTGCAAAAGTACCTATGGTTGTAACTAATCACACATATGATACAATGGGTTCTATGTTCCCAACTAAAGAAATGGGTGGTGGTTCTGGTCTAAAGTATGCAGCTTCATCTATTGTCTTTCTATCCAAGAAGAAAGATAAGAACGGTACAGAGGTTGTTGGTAACATTGTTCACTGTAAAAACCACAAGTCGCGTTTGACTATTGAGAATAAAATGGTAGATGTTCGTCTGTCATATGAAAAGGGTCTTGATAGGTATTACGGATTATTAGAACTTGCTATTAAGTATGGTATATTTAAGCAGATGTCAACTCGTATTGAATTACCAGATGGTACTACACAGTTTGGTAAAACTATTAATAACAATCCAGAAAAATACTTTACAGAAGAAGTGATGCAATTACTTGATGCAGCTGCTGGTAAAGAATTTAAGTATGGTACAACAGATATACCTTTAGAGGATGAAGAAGTAGAAGCGGAAGCGGAAGTGATAGAGTCCTGATGGAAAACTATATTAGAAAATATGATGATGTATTATCTCCAAAACTCTGTAGTTCTTTAATTGAAAAGTTTGAAGATAATCCAGACCAGTATGAAAAACATCAGCAAGGTGAAATGTCTTTTACTCAGATTAATCTACTAAAACATAAAGAATGGTATGTTGACTCCACAGCTATTGCTAACTCTTTAAATGTGTGTGTAGATCAATATAGAAAAGATTGTAATATTGTTGGTAATATGTGGCCTGATAAATATAGTTTAGAACCTTTACGAATTAAAAGATATTTACCAGATGGCACTGATCAATTTGGTAATCATGTTGATGTGAATAGTCACGAATCTGCAAGACGGTTTCTAGTATTCTTTTTGTACCTAGATGATAATAAAAAAGGAAGTACATCATTTCCACAACACGACATATCATCTGACTGTAAGAAAGGTTCTTGTTTGATATTTCCACCAATGTGGCCATGGCTTCATGCTGGTGAAAAACCAATAGACAAACCAAAATATATTATAGGGAGTTATTTACACTATGTCTAAACTTTTAAATTCACAAGGTATACCTATTGAAAAAGAGATTTCAGAATCGGGGTTGCCATCTAGAGAACAACTTTTAAAAGACCCAATTACAGAAAAATTTGTGTTCTTAGAAAGTGAAAATATTCCAAATCAAACTTGCATTGGATTAACAGAAAAAACAAAATATAATGGAGTTGTCTATAAGTATGGAAAAGTCACACTTCCTGATGAATCTACATTATCTGCAAATAAACACTTGAACTTAAAGTTTGATTATGATATACTAGACACTAATGGAGTATCTAAGGAGATTCTAGAGGGAAAAGAGTTTCATAAATTAATTGGTGACATACTTTACCATGTCATTATAACACAAGCAGAGGATGGTAGTATTGAACCAGACAATAGAGCGGACGACCCTGAGCAATTTAGTAGCTAATGAAGATTACTGTAGAAAAGTTCTACCTTTCATTAAGTCTGCATATTTTAATGTAAAAGAAGAAAGAATTATTTTTGAGGAGATTCATAACTTTGTTGATAAGTATAGAAAGATTCCCACAAAAATATCTTTGGAAATTGAAGTTGGACAAAGAAAAGATTTAACTGAAAATGAACATTTAAAAATTGTAGAAATCATAAAGACACTAGATAATGCTAATGTTGATATGGATTGGCTGTTAGACACAACTGAAAAGTTTTGCAAAGATAAGGCAATATACAATGCAATTGTGGATGGTATATCTATCATTGATGGAAAAGATAAGGACAGAACTCCAGATTCTATTCCAAGTATTCTTACAGACGCCTTGGCTGTCAGTTTTGATAATGCTGTTGGTCACGATTATTTGTTGGATTCAGATTCAAGGTTTGACTTTTATCACAGAGTAGAAGAACGTGTTCCATTTGATTTAGAGTTTTTCAACAAGATTACAAAAGGTGGTCTTCCAACTAAAACTCTAAACATTGCACTTGCAGGTACAGGTGTGGGTAAATCTTTGTTTATGTGTCACATGGCTGCTAGTTCTCTATCTCAAGGTAAGAATGTATTATACATCACATTAGAGATGGCTGAGGAACGTATTGCAGAACGTATTGATGCAAACCTAATGAATGTTTCTATGGAAGACTTACATGATTTACCAAAGAAGATGTTTGATGATAAGATTGCAAAGATTATTAAGAAGACTTCTGGTAAGTTGATTGTCAAGGAATATCCTACAGCATCGGCACACTCTGCACACTTCAGAGGATTAATCAAAGAACTTGCAATTAAGAAGTCATTTAAACCAGATATCATTTTTATTGACTATCTAAATATATGTGCATCTAGTAGATTTAAAGGAGCACAAAATGTTAACTCATACAGCTATATTAAAAGCGTTGCAGAAGAGTTGCGAGGATTGGCCGTTGAATGTAATGTTCCCATCATGTCAGCTACGCAAACTACGAGGGGTGGATTTACCTCAAGCGACATCGGCCTTGAGGACACATCTGAATCATTCGGCCTCCCAGCGACTGCCGATTTTATGTTTGCCCTTATTAGTAATGAAGAGCTTGAAGAACTTAACCAAATAGTGGTTAAACAGTTGAAGAACAGGTATAATGATCCAACTACCAACAAAAGATTTGTATTGGGTATTGATCGTTCTAAGATGAGACTGTTTGATGCTGAAGTAAACGCACAGGATGATATTGTAGATAGTGGTCAAGATGAACCTGTTTTTGATAAATCAAACTTTGGAAACAAAACTGACAAGTTTTCTGCAATAAAAGACTTTAAAATTTGATAAGTCTCTTGACATTCATCAGTTTCTCTGTTATATAAATAGTATAAATATTTGTACCAATGGAGAAATTGATGAGCTTACGTAAATTTGTACAGCAAGTTAAAATGCCTGTTCAAGAAAAAAAAGTAGAACCTATAACTAGAGTCTCAGATTTTTTGTCTGAGGCTTTAGTGTTTAAAGGTGGAAATGATGAACAGTTTGCTGTTAATCTTGTTTCTGAAATAGATGATAATATCAGTTCAGTAGATGGTGAAATCAGTAAAGATTCAAGGCCAAATAAAACTACAGGAAAAAGAATTGGTGTACAGATCGTTATGCCAGCAAATAAAAGAATTGCATTTACTACTATGGCAAACGAAGTCATTGCCAAAGATTCTGATTTAGAATTAAAAAAACCTTCTTCAACCAGAGCAAAAAAAGATTTCTTATTCAAACATAAAGATATGGATAGGGATATCTATGTCCAAACGCGACCTGATGGTAAACGTGGTGGAGGGGCAAAGGCTGATCCTAATGAACTTATGACAGCAGCACTTTGCACATTATCAAGTATTCCAGAAGTTGCAACTGTTGATGAACTTGATGCATTAATTGAAAAAGTCAAACAAATTACTAAAACTGGTAAAATAATTGGGTTTACAAGTTTAGAGGTAGAATCACTAGAAAAAGATTATGGTAATTTGTGTCAAGCAATTTCTGCTGCTAATTCAATTAGTAAAAATTATGGTGGTGGTGCAGATAAAGTTTACCTTACAGGTAAAGCTTGGGATGATGATGTAAAACAATTTCAAATAACAAAATATGGAATGAAAGATTATAATGCATCTGATTTTATAATCAAAAAGGGTAATGGATTTCTTGGAGTATCTTTAAAGAAGAAAGCATCTGGTACAACTGCAGACCCAACTTTGATTAACAAAGGGTTTTCTACTATGATACAGGGCACTGAGTTTGATAGTGTTCGTAAGGAATTAGATCAGGCCGCAGGAGAGTTTTATGTTCGTCTTATCAGAACTGCTTTAGTATTTCAAAGAAGAAAACCAAAAATTTCTGTGGACAAAGATGGAAATCCGTGGCTTGATACAGAAATGATAAAAGAGCTTGGTAATAAAGGTCAGGGAATTAATACTGGTAATTGGCAAAAGTTTGTACAAAGAATACCAAATGATCTTGTAAACTACCAATTAAAAAAATCTAGAACTTGGTTTAAACCCTTGGCTGATGTTATCACTAAAAATTCAAATTTGTTTGGTTCACAATTGCTCCAACTTATATTTAAGATGGACTTACAAGATTTAAAAAAAATGAATTTTGATTTTGCTTTAGTTACAGGAGTTGGTAGACAACTAGTAAAGGGCCCAGTCATTGAAAGTGGTGAATATAAAAGCGTAGATACTATGGTTGGGGCCCTTGACAAATTATATAGTTCTGGTAAAGTAAGAATGGTATTAGACCCAAAAAGGACTCAGGCATATGAAAAAGGTTCAACAGCAGCTCAGTTGTTTTTTCAGCTATATGTCGGTTCTACACCAATCAGTAATATTACACTAAGATATAAGGGAAACTTTAGAGCAGCACCCAACTTTCTAGCAACACCAACAAAAGAGTTTAAAGAGTTATTAAAAAAATGATAAAATTTTCTCAACTAGACGAAGATAAAGGTGGTAAGAATTTACACCTAGAGCATCTGGAAGATGAAATCCTCAACTATGGTGTTGAGGGTGGTCGAGCTGCTATCAACTTCCTACGTTCATTAAGGGATATGCTTGCAGGTAATGCTAGGTCTTCAATTAATATGACAGTCAAGTGGGATGGTGCTCCAGCAATCTTTGCAGGGATTGATCCATCTGATGGTAAGTTTTTTGTTGCAAAGAAATCAGTGTTTAATGTTAATCCTAAACTATACAAATCTTTAAAAGAAATTGATGATGATTTGTCGGGAACACTTAATTCAAAATTTAAAGTTGCTCTTAGTGAATTTTCAAAACTAGGTATCAAAGTTGTGTTACAGGGTGATCTTATGTTCACTGATGATGTTGAAACTTCAAAGATTGATGGAGTTTCATACTTCACATTTCAACCTAATACAATTGTGTACGCGGTTCCTGTTGATAGTGATATGGGTAATCAAATAAAAAGAGCAAAAATTGGTATTGTTTGGCATACCACATATACAGGTAAAGAATTACAATCAATGAAAGCATCATTTGGTGCAAACATTAGTGGACTTAAAAAACCTTCTTCTATATGGATGGATGATGCCACATACAAAGATGTGTCTGGTAGAGCCACAATGACTGAAAAAGAAACTCAAAAAGTTACTGCAGCATTGTCATCTACAGGTTCTACTTTCAATAAAATAAACGCACCTATGTTAAAGAAGTTTCTTAATTTACAGGACAGTATGACAGGTGCAATAGCTGGTGCTTCACTTAAAACATATAACAATAGTAAGGTTCGTGCTGGGGAAACTATTAAAAATCCAAAACAGCATGCACAGGGGTATGTGAAGTGGGTTGAAATGTCAATTCAAAAACAAATTGATAAAGTTAAGAGTGATAAGGGTAAAGATAAATATACAAATATGCAAAAAGAATATGTGAGAGAAGTGAGTAAACACACTAACAATTTAGTACAGATCATTACTTTTCAGAACTATCTAGTTGACGCAAAATCACAAATTGTAAATAAACTAAATAGTGTAAAGGGTTTGACTGATACGTTTATCAAAACCGCAAATGGATTTAAAGTGACTAATCCAGAGGGTTATGTTGCTATTGATAGAGTTAGTGGTGGCGCGGTCAAACTTGTAGATCGCATGGAGTTTTCTTTTAATAACTTCACCGCAGTAAAGGCATGGGATAAATGAAAAATTTTAGGGATATAATAGAAGCTAGGGGCGATGCCGCGGTATTCACTTTTGGTCGTTTTAATCCACCAACCACAGGTCACGAAAAACTTATAGATGCTACAGCAAAACAGCAATCTAAGAACGCTGGTTCTGTGATGTATGTGTATCCTTCACACTCACAAAATCCAAAAAAAGACCCCCTACCTCATGCCTTAAAGACTGCTTATATGAGGAAGATGTTTTCAAAATATAAAAGTAATATTATTGTTGGTAAAGAGCGTACTGCACTCGAAGTTGCTGTTACCCTACACAATAAAGGCCATCGCACTCTTATAATGGTTGTTGGTTCTGATAGAGTTGCTGAATTTAATAGGTTACTTAATAAGTACAATGGTGTTAAATCTGCACATGGTTATTATAGTTTTGATAATATAGAAGTTGCTTCTGCTGGTGAACGTGATCCAGACTCAGAGGGTGTTAGCGGTATGTCAGCATCTAAGATGAGAGACGCAGCTTCTGCTGGTGACTTTGATTCGTTCAAAACTGGTGTACCATCTAGTTTCAAAGATTCACAAAAACTTTACAACGATGTTCGTAAGAACATGGGTATTCGTGAAGAACGTGAAATGGGTGAGATGAATGATTTTGAGACACTTAGAGATATGTATCTTACTGGAAAACTTTGGAATGTTGGTGACTTAGTAGAAGCCAATGGTGCCGAAGGTAGAATTATTCGTAAGGGTACAAACTATGTAGCTTTTAATGAT